ACCATACAAAACCCTAGATGGGAAGTATGTAACAGATATCCAATTTGATACTATGCGTGAAGCAAAAGAACACGTTGAAGCTTATAAATCACAGCCTGGACTAGTCTACGGCAACACTCAATATCCATACAGTTATATTGCAGACAATTACAATGGTCATGTCGAATGGGATATTGATAAGCTGATGATGGCAACTATCGATATTGAGGTCAAATCAGAGAATGGTTTCCCTTCTCCCACCGAAGCAAAAGAAGAGATGTTATCCATTACCATCAAGAACCACCAATCCAAGAAGATTGTGGTATGGGGTATCGGTGACTTCACAACAGAACGTGATGATGTTACCTATGTCAAGTGTGAGAATGAAGTACATCTACTAAAAGAGTTTCTTGTATTCTGGGAACGTCACTATCCAGATATCATCACAGGCTGGAATACAGAGTTCTTTGACATTCCTTACATCTGCAATCGCATCATACAACTATTTGGTGAGGATGAACTAAAACGATTGTCGCCTTGGGGTTCAGTACGAGAGAAATCTGTTTATAAGATGGGAAGAACGCATCAAGCATATGATATTGCAGGCATCGCTGGACTTGACTTCATGGCGCTCTATCGTAAGTTTACCTATTCTGCACAAGAGTCCTATGCTCTTAATCATATCGCAACTGTTGAACTCGGTGAACAAAAAGACGGCAATCCCTACGAGACATTCAGCGAATGGTATCAGAAAGATTGGCAGTCGTTCATTGAATACAACATACAGGACGTTGAGATTGTTGATAAGCTAGAGGATAAGATGCGGCTGGTTGAGCTGTGTCTTACTATGGCATACGATGCAAAAGTCAACTACACAGATGTGCTTGGTACGGTAAAGTATTGGGATATTATCATCTACAACTATCTGCGTGAAAGAAACATTGTCATACCACAAAAGGTTGCTCATGAGAAATCAGAGAAGTTTGAAGGTGCGTATGTCAAAGACCCACAGGTAGGTATGCACAAATGGGTAATGTCGTTTGATTTGAACTCACTGTATCCCCATCTAATTATGCAGTACAACATATCCCCAGAGACACTCATTCCGAGTAAACCTGTGAAGGGGTTAGTGGATAAGCTGCTTGAAGGTAAAGCAGGCAACCCAACCGAACATTGTATGACACCAAATGGTGCGTTCTTTCGTAAAGACAAACGTGGGTTTCTTCCAGAACTAATGGAAACCATGTACAATGACCGTACCAAATACAAGAAACTTATGCTCCAAGCATCACAGGAGTATGAAAACACCAAGAACCCAAGACTGTTGAAAGACATATCCAAGTATAACAATATTCAGATGGCTAAAAAGATATCTCTGAACTCAGCTTATGGTGCAATCGGAAATAACTATTTCCGATACTATGATTTGATGATTGCATCTGCAATTACTACATCAGGTCAACTATCTATTCGGTGGATTGAGAAATCCCTTAATATCTATTTGAACAAGCTATTGGAGACAAAAAATGAAGACTATGTTATTGCTTCGGATACAGACTCAGTGTACATTACTTTTGACCGATTGGTTAATAAGCTGTTTGGCGACAGAAAAGAGACTAGCACAATCGTCAACTTCTTGGACAAGATTGCAAAAGAGAAGTTGGAATCATTTATTGAAGACAGTTATAAAGCTCTTGCTAAGGTAACAAACGCATACGAACAAAAGATGGTTATGTCTCGCGAGGTTATTGCAGACAAGGGTATCTGGACTGCAAAGAAACGATACATTCTCAATGTCCACGATAGTGAGGGGGTGCGATACAACGAACCTAAACTCAAGATCATGGGTATCGAAGCAGTCAAATCATCTACGCCAAAGGTATGTCGTAACAAGATTAAAGAAGCACTCAAGATCATAATAAACGAAGATAGCAAAGTGCTAAATACATTCATACAAGACTTTCGGAGTGACTTTATGAAACTAGACCCAGAGCAGATTGCGTATCCACGTTCAGTGAATGGGTTGGAGAAGTTCTCATCATCTAATGGTATGTTTGCCAAGGGTGCGCCAATGCATTGTAAAGGAGCAATCCTATACAATCACCTACTCAAGACCAACAAACTAACGAACAAATACCCTCTGATACAAGAGGGGGATAAGATTAAATTCGTGCATCTACGTCAACCAAACGTATATACCGCGAGTGCGTTTTCTTTTATAACTGCATTTCCAAAGGAACTTAACTTAAAGGACAAAATAGACTATGATACACAGTTTACTAAATCATTTGTAGAGCCATTGAAGTTTATATCAGAAAAGATAGATTGGTGGATAGACGATAGTTATGGAGAGCAGGGGACGCTGCAGGGATTTTTCTAAATGAGATACTACAGATATACGCTTGATGATTTGAAACAATCATCAGACAGAAAATTATTTAATTACATATCATTCTTCGCAGGTGGCGGTGGTTCATCTGCTGGATATAAACTTGCGGGCGGTGACTGTAAGTTTGTCAATGAGTTTCAACAGGTCGCGGTGAACACCTATCTGGAGAACTGGCCCAATACACCACATATATGTGGTGATATCAAACAGGTGACAGGCAAACAGATCATGGAGATGACAGGACTGAAGGTAGGAGAGCTGGATATACTAGACGGCAGCCCACCTTGCCCACCATTCTCTATGAGCGGTACTAAACAGAAGGGTTGGAACAAAGAAAAGACTGCGTATGGTATGAAACAAAAGAACATTGAAGACCTGACTTGGGAACAGATACGCATTGCGGCCGAGATGAAACCCAAAGTTATCGTGTGTGAGAACGTCAAAGGGTTGACAATGGACTACGCAAGAGAACATCTAACCAAGATGGTACGAGACTTTGAAGCACTTGGATATACCACAGTATACAAGGTACTGAATGGCATTCATTACGGTGTACCACAGAAACGACAGAGAGTGTTTATCATATCCATACGAAACGATGTGATGGAAAAGATTGATATGCCGTGGATGCTTGCGAGTTCAATCTATCCAGAACCAAGAATAGAAGAAGAGCCTACCATAGAAGAAGCGATAGGTGATTTGCGAAATGATGAGGAGAACATGACAGAGGCTCATGAGCTATGTGAGATTATGAAGAAGGGTGCAAAATACAAGTGGTTGAAACGTCTACCTAAGAACCCTGAGAAAGTGGTATCAGTGGGTGATGATGTGGTCAAGCCGTGGTATGATAAGGTAATTCGACATCGTGCGAAATGGGGTAAGGAACTACCAGAACATAAGAACTCATTCTTCCAATCAAGACGAGTGCCATGGCATCAAGCATCACATACGTTATCTGAACAGGGATTGCAAACCTCTCTTGCGGTGCATCTACACGCATCAGAGGATAGAGTGTTCACTACCAAAGAGAGTAAGCGGTTAATGACACTACCAGAAGACTATATTCTGACAGGTACATTAAACCAACAACTCGCAAGAATTGGACTGATGGTTGCACCTATGTGTATGAAGTATGTCGCAGATAGCATTTACGAAACTGTGTTGAAACCTTATAAGGATTTAAAATAAGATGACTAAATTAATATTAATCATAATATCGATGTTATTAGGAATGAGACTAATAACATTCACTTTAGGTTTAGTGGGGGTCTTGTCATGAAAAAGATGAAGATAATTGCCGGGCCTTGCCAGCACCAAACGCTAGAGCAATCTTTAGAAATAGCGACTGAGTGCAAACGTGTCTGCGATATTCATGGCATAGAGTACATTTTTAAGGCATCATTTGATAAAGCCAACAGAACATCAGTTGACGGTCAGCGTGGTGTTGGTATGAATGATACGATGAGAGCGTTTGGTGTTATAAGAAGAGGCCTTGATGTGAAAACATTAACAGACGTTCACTCTGTCACTGATATTGATGACATCATAACTAAATCTCATCCAGTGGATGTGCTTCAAATTCCAGCGTTTCTGTCGAGACAAACTGACTTGATACAAAGAGCTTGCACAACGAACAAGATAGTCAATATCAAGAAGGGTCAATTTCTAGCTCCGTGGGATATGGAAGGCGTGCTAAGCAAGACTACTGGTGCAAAAGAGATATGGCTAACTGAAAGAGGAACCAGCTTCGGATATAACCGCCTCGTTGTTGACTATACAGGCATGCAGTATATGAAAAAGCACTACCCCGTCCCCATATTCTTTGACGCTACTCACGCTGTACAACAGCCAGGCGGAAATGGTGACTCTAGTGGTGGCAATAGGGATTACGTTACAGGACTTGCTTGCGCCGCCGCTGGTATGGGCATTACTAACTTCTTCCTTGAAGTACATGCTGACCCTGATAATGCTCCTAGTGATGGCCCTAACATGTTAAACCTTAAAGACTTCGCAAGTACTGTGAAACGAGTTGCTTTGATTGTAAAAACTTTGGGTAACGCATGGTGGATATAAACCCTGATCACGGCATGGTAAGTATGAATACAGCGATACTCATACCTGCCCGTATGAAATCATCACGCTTGCCTGGCAAACCACTAATCAAACTAGGAAACAAGTTCATGATTCAACGTGTATACGATGAGTGCGTGAAGAGTGGACTTGACGTATACGTTCTTACCGACAGTGAAAATATTGCGGCACTCTTTGAAGAGAATGCCGTGTCGATAAGTGAAAAGGACTATGCTAATGGTACTGAACGCTGTGCAGATGCGATTCGTCATAAGATGTTTGACCCCTACGACAGCTTTATAAACGTACAGGGTGACATGCCTGACATTTCACAGGACATTATTCAAACAACTTTAAACAAATTGAAGTGGATTGATGACTACAGCGTGACCACAATGTACACTAATATGAAAAGGGACTTGCAAAACGATCCCAATAGTGTTAAAATGATTCTAGATTCGGATAATAGAGCATTGTGGTTTGGTCGAGGTATGAAATATGGAGAGCATCACTTGGGTATCTACGGGTATTCTCGCGATTCACTCACTCAGTATCCACAGTTGAAAATACCGAAAGAAGAAACTATTGAAGGCCTAGAACAACTACGTTGGTTGAAAGCTGGATATAATATTGGATGCATACACACAGAGTTTGATGGTATTGAGATAAATACATTAAACGATGCAATTGAGTGGAGACGAAAACATGGTCAAGTTCAGAATTTTGAAACCGCACAGTCGAGTGCTGCCATGCATCATTACCTAAGAGGTGATTTACCTAACTAAAGAGGTGGAGTATGACTATAGCAGGAAAGGTGTGGGGACAGACGGAGTTAGTAGAAGCAAACGGAGCGCTTGAGTTTCATAGAATTGACATGAACAAGGGTGGTGTATGTTCAAAACACCGCCACCAATTTAAGTGGAACGGATTTTTTGTAGAGTCTGGTCGATTACTTATTCGTATCTGGCAGAAAGACTATAACCTAGTAGATGAAACCATTCTAGAAGCAGGTGATTACTGTAAGGTGAAGCCGGGTGTATATCATCAGTTTGAATGTCTTGAGAGTGGAGTTGCATTTGAGTTGTATTGGGCAGAGTTCGATCACAATGATATTCAACGTGAATCAGTAGGACATGCATAAATGTGGTATCTACTGTTAACTTTGTATTTACCCTTGCAGGACAAGGAGATTATGTTTAGATTCGATGATTTTCGATCAAAAGCACCTTGTATACTCGCCAAGATAAAGTTAATGGAACATCACGCAAATTTACACAAACAAACAGGACGAAAGTCATTTATTACTAAAATTCAATGCAAGTCTGTTGAATTAGGTGAACATAACAAAGGAGAAACATGGACAGTTACGCAGGATTAATCGCATTTTCAGTAATGCTTGCAAGCATTGGTGTAGTAGGTATCGCAATATCAGGACTTATATGGGTATTGACACAAATCGCTAGTGATGGGGAGAAATAGTAATGAAACAACACGATGACCTTATAAAGAAGGAAATACCAAAGGAACTGATAGACCAATCAGCACACTTTGGAAGTTGTTTACTATTTACAATAATAGGAACAATCCCTATAGTCGGAGCTGTATTTTTAGTGTGGATGTGGGCAACCACTCGTGAGTACTACCAACACAAAAAGGATTACCTAGAACCTCATGAAAACTTCACCAATTTAAATTTCCTGAATCTAGATATGATATGGAGTTGGATAGGAATTGTGAGTGGAGTAGTGCTGAGTGGAGTCATCTGGTATTTTATTTTGACCAAAGTAATTAACTAATGTGGAGTATGAATTGGAAGCCATAGAGAGAAGCGCAAGCAAAGGCATTGAGGAACTGAATAGATTAGAATCAATGTTAGCAAAATTACTAGATCACAGAGAGTATCTAAATGTAAAGAATAAAGATATAATATTCATATCAGCTGATAAGAGAGTGGATAGCAGTGAGGTGGGAGTAAATGAATTAGATATCGAAGCAGTAACATTTGCAATTGATATTATAAGGGAGGTGAATGATGGGTATACAACGGTATGATGTAGACATTTATGATGGAAATCATCTAGTGGAACATGATGCAGGTGATTGGGTAAAGTATGAGGATCATGCAAAACAGATAGAGAAGTTACAATGTGCCGCCCGTGATCTTCTATTTGATGATGATAAAATGGTAGAAGACTATATCACCACACATATTACATGATGAAAAGAATTCTTCTAGCGGTTACATTATACATTCCTATGATTGCAGTTGCAGGAAACCCCTATGTAGAACTCAAGAATGTAGTCCCCTTTAGAGATTCATACTCACAGACAACAACGAGTCACCTACGACTCGGATATAAACTCAAGAACAATCTCTATGTAGAAGGCGGTGTAATGTCTCATGGTACTAGTTACGAAGCAGGATATAAGTTTAGTAGAGGAAACTGGTCGATTAAAGGCAAATGGGAAGGATTGAACTCTAATCAGAGGGACACATTCAATTCAAAATTACAGACAGAGATACGATTCACATTCGGAGATTAAGGTGATTGCGGAAGGAAAGTGGGAAATAGTGGTAAATAGTGGTATTCTTTTAAATGCTGAAATAAATGCCTAAAGGTGCTGTGGAGTATGGGTTAAAGTCTACGGCGCAACGGGATTTCTATTCCACACACACGGAGATACTATCGAGTATACCACAGCTTCGGCCAAATGTCAAGGCTTTTATTTAGCATTTATTTGGCGAAGTAGCCTTGACATACCCTGTCCAACGTGATATACTAGCTATGTTGAATCGAATAAGGGATACAGTAATGCAATTGATACAGAGTGAAATGAAGAACAAAGTTAATTTCCAGCTATGGTCATTCAAAGACCGATATCGCTTTGAGATACGA